CGGCGAACAGCGTGTCGCCGTCGGTGGTGGTGTCGAGTCGATTGCACGCCGGTGACATCCACAGGCGCTCGCGATTCATGTTGGCGCGGCCTACGCCGTCCTCGCCAGCCGCCAACGCATACCCGCCGGTCGCGCTCCACTCGTGAACGCGCCAGTCCGGCGGCATGGCATGTTCTCCGTCGTACCCGGCCAGCACAATCCGCATCAGCGGGTTCTTGCCCTGCTCGACCGCCCACTCACGCACGTCGTGCGCGACTTTCAGGCAGTCCACCGCGTACAACCGCGAAGTGCGTCCGGCCGTGTCGGCGTACGGCGGATCAAGAAACACGCCGGTTGGTCCGTGCTTGAATGTGACTGATGGACCACACACACGCGACCAGTCGCCACAACACACACGAACGCGGGCGAGCCGCTCGGCAAACGACCCGAGATACTCGCGCAGCCACGCCCGCCGATCGCCTTTGCCGGTGTCGCGCAGGTGCGGGAGTTTCCGGTTCACGCCTTTGCCGGTGTCGCCCAGGTGCGGGAGTTTCCGGTTCACGCCTTGGCCGGTGTCGCGCAACACCATCTCCCCGTTCTCGCTCACCCACGGGCCAGAGCCGGAACACCAACCGGACCCGATCCAGCAGTTCAAGCCCCAGCACCACCAGCCCGCAGCCTTCGCATCAAAGAAATCGGGATCACCCATCAGCCGCTCGGTAATACGTGCTCGCTCTCCCAAAAGCCACAGGTGCCGCGCGTGCAGATCGGCCTCGTTCACCGGGTTGTCCGCGTACTCGGTCACCGCGTCTGGATCGCGTTGCAGCGAGCGCCAGAAGTTGGCGACAAAGCCGTCCGCGTCGTTCACGGTTTCAATATCGCCGGGACCATCGGAGCGCAAGAACAGCACCGCGCCAGAGCCAAAGAACGGCTCGACGTAGTTCTTCACGTCGCCAAGCGCCTGCCAGACGACGGAAGCAACCGCAGACTTGCCACCGAACCAGACAAACGGCGGCTTGTACCCGATGGACTTTGCGTCAGCCATTCCGTGCCTCCGCTTCATTGATCGTGATTGGTTCCCGAACGCCCTCGCCGGTCGGCGTCAGGCACTTCTCCGGCACGAACAGCGGCATCGCGGGACCGCCCTTGGAGCAGCCCGGCATTAGCGGCGAGTCGCCGTCTACCAAGTGGCAGAGCCAGACGCGATCGGGCAGGTGGCCCGGCAGCGGGCCCTGCACCACGACCACCCGGAGCGTGCAGACGGCGTTGCGGGTGACGGTCATGCGGTGGCCCTCGCTTCCGCGCCCATGTACGCCTTCACGAACGTCGCGGCGACTTGCGGGACGATGGCATTGCCGTAACCGCGCAGTCGCACCACCCTGGCGGGTATCCCATCAACCAGCGGGCTAAGGCCGGGTTCAATACGCCGCGTCTTTCCGTCGCCGCATGGGATGATGTCCGCGACGTGCCAGTGACTTGCCGACCCAGCAGGCCATTGACCTCCACGTCCGCTGTCAAGCAGTTGCCGTCCTTCCAATCCCGCGTCGTCGGCGTGGCCCACCCAGAACAACCGCTGTCTGATGTGCGGCGCGCCGACGCCCGCAGCGCACAGATCGGCGGACCCGAAGGCATATCCCAGTGCTTCCAGGTCAGCACGTACTCCGGCGAGCCATTCACGTCCAAGGCCAGACGCAACCTGCTCTCCAAAGACCGTTGCAGGACGCAACTCGGCGAGCAGCCTTCGCATCTCGGGCCACAGGTGCCGCTCGTCTGACTCACCCTTGCGCTTTCCGGCCGCGCTGAACGGCTGGCACGGACAAGAGCCTGTCCAAACAGGCCGATCGTCAGGCCATCCGGCGAGTCGGAGCGCGTAGGACCATCCGCCGATGCCCGCGAAGAGATGGACCTGGGTGTAGTCGCGTAGCTCATCGGCGGTCACGTCCTGAATGTCGCGGTCGTCAACAACGCCGTCCGCGATGTGGCCCTTGCTCACCAACTGCCGCAACCATGCGGCGGTTTTCTTGTCGTGTTCGTTGTAATACGCGGTCACGGCTCACCGCCGTTCTTCAACGCCCTCGCACGCAGCCGCGCCAGCACGTCGCCGTCGATCGGCGTCAGGTGCTCGGCGTCCACGATCATGCTCCTCGCGTTCATCTCTCCGCCCTCCGCCCGGCGGCCTGCAACCGCCGCACCTGCCACGTCGCCCAGGCGTTTGCCTTGCCGAACTTCGACGGGCGAAGGCCCAGCCGGGCGGCGCGCTTCAGCACGTTTCGCGGGCTAGTGCCGAGGATTCTGGATATTTCCGCTGTCGTCTTCAAGCCGCTTGACTCCGTGGGCCGATATCGGTACTTTACACCTATCGGCCACCGCGTCAATGCACTGTGCAAAAAACGCCACGGGCCGCGAACACCGGAGGTTGGACGATGAACCTCGACGAACTGCTCCAGGCATTGCGCAACGAGAAGGACTGGCAGGACGAGTTGAACGGCAACCTCGCCAGGAGCAAGGCCAAGGCCGACATGCTCGAATCTGAAATCATGGCGAAGATGAAGGAGGCCGGGCTCGACAACGACGGCGCGAAGGTCTCCGCGAACGGCATGACCGTCACGCTCCGCCACAAGTTCCGCGCCGCCTACGACCCGGCCAAGTGGTCGCAGGTCGTCAAGTGGGCGGTCGACACCGGACACGAGTACATCATCCAGCGTCGGCTCTCGGACAAGCCCGTCCTCGAACTGATGGACAACGGCACGCCGCTCCCCGACGGGCTCTCCGTCACCAGCTACGAGGACCTCGACTTCCGACGTTCCTAGTCCTCGCCACGGCGGTCGCAGCGCCGAAAGGCGCTCCCGCCGTTTTCAACACCTGGGCGGGCGGGGACCACTGTTCAAGGAGTCTGGATCATGGCGAAGCAGAACGGATTGGCGAAGCAGCAGGTCGAGAACAAGGGCACGCTGGCGACGACCACCGGGCGCGGGCTGGTGTCGACGTTCGAGATGCCCGACAACGACGGCGGGATGAACTTCTCGATGCTCGGGCGTCTCACCGTGTTCAACGGGTCGCCCAAGCAGAAGGCCGAGTACGGGTCGAAGTTCAACGACGGCGACCTCATCGACGTCATGGAGAAGCGAAAAACGGCGAGCAACGCGATCGTGCCCGTCCACGCCTTCGTCATCTATCAGCGGTGGGACAAGGACGCCAAGGCACCGGCGTACACGTACGGCAAGGCCGAGAAGCACCGCGTGCCGCGCGAGGACCTGGAGCGTGGGCCGAACGACGAGCCGCCCGCGTGCTACGAGGCGCTGGCCGTCGTGTGCCTCGTCGTCGGCGAGCAGGTGCCGTACCTGTTCACCTTCAAGCGGACGGCGCGGCGGGCGGGCGACGACATTGCCCGCCACGAGATGCGGCGTCGAACCATCGGCAAGGACGCGGGCGTGTACCAGATCGCGGTGAAGGCCGACAAGAACGCGGCCGGGCAGGACTACTTCCGCGTGGTGCTGAACGGCGTCCCGACCGACATGGACGACGAAACGGCCGGGCTCTTCGCCACCGTCGCTGCACAGCTCCCGTCGATCAAGGCCAAGGCCGCCGAGGAGGCGGCCAAGGGCGACGGCCAAGACGACGACCTGCCCATCTAACCCTGTCTCTCCTTTCAGGCGGGCGCTGGGGCGAGAGCCCCGGCGTCCGTTTATGCACCCTCCCGACGCGAACGAATGGCCGCCGCCCGCGTTCTTCAAGGACGCGCACGGCGGGAAGCAGAAGGGCGACGTGGGCTACCTCCGCGTCCGTATCATCGGCTTCTCACAGCAGGGCACGCCGTACGTCGAGATCATCCGCAAGGACCGCACGCCCGAGCCGCGCACGTCGTGGTGGGCCATCGCGCCCGAGTGGTTGATCGACGGGCGGTCGCTCAAGGGAGACACTGGCAATGGTGTATGACTTCTCGATCGACCAGGTGTGCTGGGCGGCGTCCGTCGCCATGCGCAGGCACGCGTCCGCCACAATCGCCGGGCGGAACCCGTACCAGACACGCAACGAGCGCCGGAGCGTGCTCGACGATCACTTCCTCGGAATCATGGGCGAGTTCACCGTATCAACGCACTTCGGGCTGGACTTCGAGCCGACCATCGACACGTTCAAGACCAAGCCCGACGTGTGCGGGTACGAGGTTAAGTGCTCGCGGCCTCCGGCCGAATGGCTGATGCTGGGTACGACCGACCGGAGCGACATGCCGTACGTCTTTGTCGCTCAGAAAACACTGTTCACGTACCAAGTCGTCGGGTGGATCGACGTTGCCAGGGCTCGGTCGTTGGCTCAGGATGTGGACTTCCGCAACGGCCGACCGCCCGTCAAGTGCGTATCCGTATGTCACCTCGCCAAGTTGGAAGGCGCGACGGCATGACCATCACCCTCCGTGCGCACCAGGCCGCGACCGTCGCGCTGCTGCGCGACACGCCCCGGCATTACCTCAACCACGACTGCGGGACGGGCAAGACAATCACGATGCTCGCGCACTGCGTCGACGTCCCGATGCCGACGCTGGTGCTGGCACCAAAGACCGTCATGCGGACGGCCTGGGGCGGCGACGCTCAGCACTTCCCGCAACTCCGCGTCGCGTTTGCGCACGGCGGCAAGGCCGCGATTGCCGACGCGCTGGGCAAGCCGTTCGACGTGGTGGTCACGACGTTCGAGACGTTCCGCATCCACCACGCGGCGTTCCTGCCGTGCGTGCGGCGGCTGATCGTCGACGAGGCGTCCAAGGTCAAGAACCACAAGAGCGGCGTGGCGAGGGCCGTCGTCGCGTTCGCCCAGCGGATGGAGCGTGTCTACCTGCTCTCGGGCACGCCCGCGCCCAACTGCCCGAGCGAGTGGTTCCCGCAGATCGCGTGCGTGAACCCGCACACCTTCGGCGCGAACTACTGGCGGTTCATCAACACGTACTTCGTGCCGCGCAAGCGCACGCTCCGCGACGGGCGGCAGGTCATCGACCGGCTCGACCAGACACCGGCGCAGCGGGAGCGGTTCACGGCGGCGCTCGCGCCGCACGTCCACCCGATCCGCAAGGCCGAGTGCCTGGACCTCCCGCCCGTGACCGACGTCGTGGTCCGCATCGACCTAGACGCCGACGAGCGCCGCACCTACGACACGCTCGTCGATGAGTTCCGGCTGCTCTTGGAGGACGGCTCGTCCTCTCCGATCAAGCGCGAGGCGTCGCTGACCAAGATGCGGCAGGCCGTGGGCGGCGGCGTGTACATCGACGGCGGGTACGTCGAGACCGGCCGGTCCAAGGTCGACGCGCTGGAGGAACTGCTTGAGGAGATCGGACCCGCCGAGCCCGTGGTCATCTGGGCCGAGTATCGGTCTGAAATCGACCGCCTGCGAGCCGTGACCGGCGGCGAGGTATTGGACGGCCGCACGTCGCACGACGCCGAGTCGATCGTCCGGCGGTTCCAGGCCGGCGAGATCCGCCGGTTGATCTGCCACCCACAGGCCGCCGGGCACGGGATTACCCTTACCAGATCATGCTACGCGATTTATTTTTCGCTCTCGTTCTCGCGCGAACTTTTCGACCAGTCCAGGGCCAGACTCGACAGGTCGGGGCAGACGCGCCCGGTGACCAACTACATATTGTGTGCCGATCGGACGATCGACCGTGCGATATGGAAAACCCTCCAGAACAAGGGCGACGTGGCGAGGGCGGTGATAGAAGCGATTACAGCGCGAACGCCGATGCTAGCGGACTAACCGAGGGATGAAACATGACGCGGGTGAGCGAGCGCGAGGCGCGTGCGGCGGAGTTCTTCGACGCCCTGTTTGAGCCGTCCGATATTGTCGAGCTTCGCAGGCTGCCGAGCCGTCGGCAGGAGTGGACCGAGGCGGCGAACCTCGCCCACATGGCGGCGGGCGAGAGCGAGGACGTGTACTTCGGGGCCAACCCGCGCCGTGCCCGCGGCGGCGGCAAGGCCGAGGACGTCGCCGTTGCCCGGTGTGTGTTCGTTGACTTCGACCACGTGTCCGACCCGCAGCAGGCCGAGACGCTGATCCGCGACGCCGGGCTCCCGGCCCCGACCGCCGTGGTGGTGTCGGGGCGCGGCGTCCACGCCTATTGGCGGCTCGATGAGCCCATGACGGATTTGTCTGAGTGGTCGTCCGTGCAGCGGTGGTTGATCGGCACGCTGGGCACGGACAAGGCCATCCACGACCCGCCTCGCATCATGCGGGTGCCTGGCTCGATCAACACGAAGAACGGCGCGCCGTGCCGCGTCGTGACCATCCGCGACGCGTGGTACTCGCCGGGCGAGTTCGGCAAAGACGAGCGGCCGACGCCGGTGGAGCGGCCCGCGTTCCCGCCCGCCAAAGAGCCGCAGAACGTCGCGCGGCGGACGCTGCTCTTCATTCGTAACGGCGCGTCGGAGGGCAACAGAAACGCCGAACTCTTCGCGGCGGCCTGCGACCTCGCCGGGTGCGGGTACGTGCTGTCTGAGATCGAGCGGGAGTTGGTTCCGGCCGCCGAACGGTGCGGGCTGGACGCGGCCGAAGCGACGCAGACCATCCGCTCGGCGTGCTCGAAGCTCCGCAACCCGTCCCGCCCGCCGCCCGTGGACATCGAGGCCGTCTGGCCGCAGCCGAAGGCGGTGAGTGCCGACGAACAACGACGAGTGCCGACGAACAACGACGAGTGCCAAACTTCAGAAACGCCTTCAGACATAGCCGCCCACGACGGCCTCCCGCCGCTCTCCAACGTCTTCGAGGCGTTCGAGGAGAAAATCGCTAAGGGCAAGGACGGGTCAACGACCGCCAAGACCGAGCGCCGCCTGGTCTACAAGTCCGCGCCGCTCATCACCGCCGAGATGATCGCCGCGACCAACGGCTGGCCCAAGCTCGTCGGAGACCGCCCGTTCATCATGGTCGGCACCGGCCTCAACCAGCGCCCGCACCTGTTCCGGGGCGCGTCGGATTTGTTCGGGTGGATGCACAGCCGCGCCGGGCTCTTCTGGACCGAGGCCAAATGCACCGACCGCCAAACCCGCGCCGAGCGTACCGCCGTGGGCAAGGCCGAGGTCTACGAGTACCTGCGGCTATCGCCCGAGGTCGACCGCTACACGTCGGTCAGCGTCTACCCGCACCACCCGCCGATCGGCGGCATGTTCTACCCGCAGCTCGACCTGCCCGAGGCGACCGGCGAGCACCTGGATAAGTTCATCTCGATGCTCAACCCCGACACGCCCGAGGACCGGCTGCTGTTGACGTCGCTGATCCTGACGCCGGGTGCCGGGCTTGCGCCGGGCACGCGGCCGCTATTCGTGCTGACGAGCGACGCCGGCCAAGGTGCCGGCAAGACGGCCACCGCCCGCGCGATCGCGGACATCTGGGGCGGCTCGTGCGACCTGAACTACACCGAGGACTGGGCGGACCTCTCCAAGCGGATCATGTCGAGCGACGACGCCTTCAGCCGCGTCATGCTCTTCGATAACGTCAAGGGCTCGACGTTCGGCACCGGCACGCTGGAGTCGGCGATTACGTCCAAGACAATCACGGGCTGGAAGTCGTACGTCGGGCAGGTCAGCCGCCCCAACGACGCGACGTTCGTGGTGACGTTCAACGACCCGGCGCTGACCCGCGACCTGACCGACCGGGCCGTGGTCATCAAGATCGGCACCCAGCGTCACTCGTTCGACTTCGTGACCTGGGCGCAGGACTACGTGGCCGCCAACCGCCAGCACCTGCTGGCCGACGCCCTGGCGATGCTGCGGGCCGAGCCGTCGTGGTCCCTGTCAGACGATGTAGACCGCTTCCAGGCGTGGCAGAAGGCCGTCCTGACGCGGATCCCGGGCGCTCGGGACCTCGGGCGGTTGATCGTGGAGCGGCGGGCGTCGGTCGACGCCGACGGCGACAGCGCGGCGGAACTGGTCGAGGCCCTGCGGCAGTGGTGCGAGGCGCGGCAGACCGACGAGATCACCGGGATCGAGCTGGCGAACATGATGGTGGAGTTCGGGCTCTTCGCGCCGGACAAGGGCCAGAGCGATTCGCAGAACAAGGCCAACGCCACGAAGAGGGCGAAAAGAATCCTATCAGGTCGGTCGATGCTCAAGGCCAAGTTGGACGAGTTCTACAAGACACCCGTATATCGGGTGGTTCTGAACGACGCCGGAAAGCGGACACGGACGCCCATATTCTCGGTCAACTTGGCCAATACTGGCCACGACGCGCAAGAAATGCCGGATGAAGACCTCCCGATCTGAAAACCAGGCTCCGAGCTTGTGCGCGCAAAGAAACGCCGTAAGTCTAGCAGACTGCGGCGTTTATCATTGGTTGGCGTGGTTGCGCGCACATGCGCACAAGCTCGCGCATACCCTTTATACCCTTCTACCCTTGTACATGCTCTTAGGGTCTCCCTCTATAGTAGAGCTTGTGCGCTTGTGCGCAGAGAGAAGAGAGAGAGATAAGGCTTGTACAGACAAAGATTTACCGCGCGCACAAGCTCGCGCACAAGTAGCGCACAAGCTCGGGAGCTTGTGCGCGCATGAAAAAGGCCCCGGTTCGGGGCCTTGGTCGGTCGTGAAAGCCGCGTCCGTGCGGCGTGTAGGAGTCAATCGTCCGCCCAATGCTTGAGGCACACCCACGTCGCCGTGCCGTCCGTCTGGTTCACCGGGCCAGCACGGGCGTTGCCACGGTCCCCGATGCACCCGCACCGCCCGCAGACCACCAGGCGGTCTACCGCGTCCATCGCGTCCTCCTCAGAGACCTCAAACCGGCGCAGGTCGCCGAGGTCGATGGTGTCTAGGTGCATCTCGCGGGCCTGCCGCTTCTGGTTGGTGGCGCAGAACGCCGCCCTGATGTTGGCGATCACCGGGTCCTCGATCATTGGGCACCGCCCTTCTTCGCCCGCTCGGCGAGCATGGCGTCGGCATACTCGTACGCGCCACGCGCCATCATCAGGTCTAACTCATCTAGGCCGGTATTGCACGTTTGTGGCGGGAACTTGGCGATGATCGCCTGCATCGCCAGCCCCGCGAAGTAGTCGCGGAGCGACATGCCCGGCTTTGTTCCAGGACCGTCCCACACTCCGTCGGTCAAAACACAAACACCCGGAAACGCCGGTCCGCCGTCGTTGTTGGTGGTCACTGGGCACCGCCTTCCGCTTTGGTGATGGCGGCGATCAAGTCGGCAATCTGGCTGTCGCGGGAGCGACGGCAGGACCCGGTGTCGCGTGCTTCACGAAGGTCGCGCAGCAGCCGCTCACACTCGCCTATCAGCTCGACGATTGGCTTTCGTCCAGCCTGATAGCAGGCATTAGCCTCGCACGCACGCATCCGAACCGACTGCTCGTTTGTGCTGCCTAGGTCCAGCGCCGGGCCGCGAACGTGCCACATGGGACACGGACCGCCACCGCTTGGCGGCTCGATCACGTACGGCCCGTAATTCATGGGCTGTGGCTTGGTGGTCTTTTTCACTGGGCACCTCCCGCGCCGGAGGTTTCCCACCACTGCACGCCGGTGCGGCGCGTGTCCATCGGGCCGGTGAACTCGCAGAACCGCTCAGCCTCTTCATGCTCGGCAGCCTCGGCGTCAAGCCGCATGGCTAGTTCATCGCGGACGGCCTTGTCGGCCAACTCCGCGCCGGTCTTCGGCCATACTTCGCTTGCGAGCGCGTCGGCCTCGCCCACGATGTCCAGATCCGCCGCCAGCTTCGCGGTGCCCTTCGGCGTCTGCAACGCCGCAGGCAGGATCATGTTCAAGATCTGCTGAAACAATGGGTCAACATGGTCGTTCTTCACGGTCGGCTCCTTTCGCTTCTGCCAACGCTCGCCGCCGACTCCGCCGACCAGACGCACGCGCGCCCGGCCCGGAACAGCGGCTTGATCTTCCGGCTCGCCATGATCGCCAGGACACGCCTGGGCGTTACTCTCCAACGTGCGGCGAGCTGTTTGGTGGTGAACATAAACGATACTATACCGATATCGGCACACCTGTTAAGCGGCTTAAGGATTATCCACAAAAAATCTCAAATAACCGACAAACCCGTCAATACAGCCGTTTCCCGTACAATCCTGGCATGAACAAGAAGCCCAAGCCACGCTCCGCCAAGCCCGCCGCCGTCCCGTCCTGCTCCCCGGCCCTGCTCGACCTCGCGCCCGCCCCGCAGGGTTGGAACCACGCCCGCGACTACCTCAAATCCCTCCCGCCCGACCGCGCCGCCACCGTCTGGCAGGCGCTGCTCGTCGAACTCATGGACGACCTGCTGAACCAGTCGCCCGAGGACCGCGACAAGAACGACTACACCATCCGCGCCTTCGCCGGCCTACTCCGCACCATCCACATCAAACTACTCACCGCGCCCAGGCCCACCAACCGCGAGGCCCTGCGCGAGACGCACACCATCGCGCCGGTCTACACCGTTTCGCGTAGGGCGGGCGTCAATCGCCGATAAACACGTTCATGGCTCGCAGCGCGTCGGCTCGCACCATCACGGACCCCGAGTACGCCTTCCTCGCCACGCAGGCCGGTGGGTCGGACGGCTCGCCTATGCGCTCGGTCTACATCCGCTGCGACTCGGCGTCGCCCGGAGGAATCGACCTGATTATCGAGCCCTCGGACGAGGGAGCAGCGTCCACCCTGTTCCCAGGCGAGTCTCGAACCATAACGTGCGGCGACACACGCGCCATCATGTCCATCTTCGTCGCGCCGCTATCGGACGCGACGTACACCTTCTGGCCCACGGGATAACACATGGCACGCAGCGCATCGGCGGCATCGTCCGCAACAGGCTCGTACACCTACGCTTTCCGCGCGACATCGGCGGGCGGATCAGACGGCTCACCGATGCGATCCGTCTACATCCGCTGCGACATCGGATCGGCGTCGTCGCTGCTCGTCAAGGTCGAGCCTGTAGACGAGGGCAACGCCGTCACAATGGTCGCGGGCGACGAACGTGCGATCAGCGTCGGCGACACACGCGCGATCACCTCGATCCAGGTCCAGGGCGCGACGGGCACGGCGACGTACACTTTCTGGCCGATGGGTTGAAAATATGTCTAAAAAAGCACCCGCCGACGCGGGTAAGGGCTGGTGCGGACCCGATGCGCTTGTGCCGCTGCTGGTGCCCATCGACACGCTCTCGCCCGACCCGTCTAACGCACGCCGCCACAACGACCGGAACATCGAGGCCATCATCGCCTCGCTCCACCGCTTCGGCCAGCGGTTCCCGATCGTCGTACAGAAGCAGGGCATGATCGTTCGGGCCGGGAACGGCCGCGTCGAGGCGATGAAGCGGCTCGGGTGGAAGAACGTCGCGGCGGTCGTGGTGGACGAGTCGTCGGTGGACGCCACGGCATTCGCCATCGCGGACAACCGCACCGCCGAGCTTGCCGAGTGGGACGACGAGACTCTAGCCAGCCTGCTCCAGTCGATGGACGGCGCGGAACGCGCGGTGGCGGGGTTCACGGAGGCCGAGCTGGGCGAGCTGCTGGAGAAGCTGACGCCGGACGTTGAGGTCAGCGAGGACGAGGTGCCAGAGCCGCCGCCCGACCCGATCACCAAGACGGGCGACCTGTGGCTGCTGGGCGAGCACCGCCTGCTGTGCGGCGACTCGACGAAGGCTGACGACGTGGCGCGGCTGATGGGCGGGGAGAAGGCGGACTTGTGCGTCACGTCACCTCCGTACAACTGCGGGATCGACTACGACCAGCACGACGACACCATGAAGTCCGATGCATACTTAGACTTCATAAAGCACATAGTTCTCCGTGTTTTTGAGGTGCTTTCCGACGGCCGCTTCGTGGCGTGGAACGTTGGTGTAAGCCCAAAGTCGAAGCACTTTGCACACGCAACGATATTGGGCGATCGCTTCGCGTTCTGGCGGCAGATCGTGTGGGCAAAATCTGGCGTGGCATTTCCAACATGGCAGTTCACGATAGATTCGGGACTAGCGCGCAAATACCACCCAAACTACACGCACGAGGTGATATACCTGTTCACTAAGGGAGATCCCGTGGTCGGGCTGGCGTGCAACGTCGATGACGAATACTCAAAAGACGTTTGGCACGTTCACCAATCTGGCGCGACGAAGGACATCCCCGGCACAACAGACGGGCGAAGACCTCGAACAGATAGTCATGGTGGGTCAAAAGCAGCGGCGCACCCGGCGGCGTATCCGGTGGGAATACCGGCTGGCGCAATCAAACACCTGACATCAAGTGGAGAGATAGTCTACGAGCCCTTCTGCGGTTCCGGCACCACGCTCATCGCCGCCGAGCAGCTTGGCCGCAAGTGCTACGGCATGGAGATCAGCCCGCAGTACTGCGACGTGATCGTGAAGCGGTGGGAGACGCTCACCGGACGAAAGGCGGAACGTGCAGAACGCTGAACCGACAACCAAAGTCGGCCCGCTGGATCTGACCGACCCGAAGGACCTCGCGCTTCTGCGCAAGCTCGTCACCGACGGGCCGGGCAAGAAGAAAAAGCGGTGGGAGGGCATCACCGACGAGTTCAAGGCCAACGCCGTGCAGGCGCTGCGCGCAGCACTCGGCATGGCGGTCGAGAAGCGAAACCCGCGTGACATCACCCGCTGCGTGGAGGTCGTCGCCCGTATCGAAGGACAGAACCAGATCGACGAGCACCTGGACCGGAAGGAGGCCCGCCTCGACGACGGCAAGCCGACCGAGAACCAGAGCGTGCAGGTCGAGTTCGTGAACCGAATCGCCAATGCCCAGGATTGAACTCCCGCAACTCCATCGCGGGCAGGCCCGCGTCTACGCCAACGCCTCGCGCTTCACCGTCATTCAGTGCGGACGGCGTTGGGGAAAGACGACCTTCGGCCAGGTCGTCCTCGCCCTCCCGGCCATCGAGTCGCAGCCCGTCGCGTGGTTCGCACCAACCTACAAGTACCTCCAAGACGTGTGGCGCGAGATGTCCGCCGCGCTGCGGCCGATCATCAAGAAAGCCGACTCACAAGAGAAGCGGATCGAACTCACCACCGGCGGCGTCATCGACTTTTGGACGATGGACACCGCCGACCCCGGCCGTGGACGCAAGTACAAACGAGTGGTGATCGACGAGTGCGGCATCGTCAAGGGCCTGCTGGATACGTGGCAGGCCGCGATCCGCCCGACGCTCACCGACTTGAAGGGCGACGCGTTCTTCTTGGGCACGCCCAAGGGCCGCCGCGAGTTCCATCAACTCTTCCAGCGCGGCGAGCAGGGCCAGGCGGACTGGTCGTGCCACCGTGGCAAGACCGTCGATAACCCGCTCATCGACCCGACCGAAGTCGAGTCGGCCCGCCGCGACCTGCCCGAGCACGTATTCAGACAGGAATACGAGGGCATCCCGGCGGACGACGCGGGCAACCCGTTCGGCGCTGCGGCCATCGCCGCGTGCTTCAAGCGGCCCGAGCCGTCGCCCGTCGTGGTCTGGGGCGTCGACCTCGCCAAGAGCGAGGACTGGACCGTGGCCGTCGGCCTTTCCGCGTCGGGAGGCGTCGTCGCGTTCCACCGCTGGCAGGCGCCTTGGTCGACGACCATTGCCCGCCTCGCGGACATCGTGGGCAGCGTGCCAGCCCTGGTCGATTCGACGGGCGTGGGCGACCCGATCGTCGAGCAACTCCAGGCCGTCTGCCCGTCGATCGAGGGCTTCCACTTCTCGTCCACCTCCAAGCAGCGCATAATGGAAGGGCTGGCGGTCGCTATCCAGCGCGAGTCCATTGCGTTCGACGAGCCGGTCCTGCGTTCCGAGCTCGAATCGTTCGGCTACGAGTACACAAAGACCGGCGTGCGGTACTCGGGGCCGGAGGGCCTGCACGACGACTGCGTGTGCGCGCTGGCGCTGGCCGTCTCGCACCTCCCGAACACCGGCACCCTGCGGGCGGCGGTGGTAGATGGGCGGCTGATTGCCGATAAAGCCACAGACGACGTGATCGACTTCGACGCCTTGGCGCGGTCTGCTCAGGAGCGCTTCGCACGCGGACAATGAAGCCATGAACATCATCCATCGCCTCGCGCTCGCCTACAAGGCGCTTGTCACACCGAGCAAGATCGCCGACGGCACCGTGCGCGCGTGGGAGTTGGGCGACACCTTCGGGCGTCGGTTCCAGCGCGAGTCGTTCGACTTCGTGCAGCGGTACTCCGGATACGTCAAGGTGGCCGTCTCGCGCAACGCGTCGGCCGTGGCGTCCACGGACATTAAAGTCTACCGACGCGTGAAGGGCAAGGCGTCGGCGTTCGCGTCCAAGCGACTGAGCCACAAGCAGGCCGAGCGGATCGCCACGTTCGGAGGAACGCGGGCCAAGTCCATCGTCCGAACGTCGTCGGATATCGAGGAGATCGTTGACCCGCTCCACCCGCTGGTGTCCATCTTCCGTACCGCCAACTCGCAGATGACCGGCTTCGAGTTGATGGAGTACACGGAGATGTTGCAGTCGCTCGCGGGCACGTTCTACTGGATCGTGACCAACGGCGACGACGGCTACCCGACCGAGGTGTGGCCGGGCTTCCCGCAGTACATGCGGCCGGTCGCGTCCAAAGAGACGTACATAGACCACTACATCTACGGTCGCGGGATGGAGTGCGAGTTCCGCGTTGATCGCGGGCAGGTCGTCACGTTCAAGCGCCCCAACCCGACCGGGAATCCCTACTACGGCCTGGCGGACCTCGCCGCCGTGACCATTGAGGCGGACCTGTCGGCCGCGTTCGCACGCTTCGCCCTGTCGATGCTGGACCGTGGCGCGCAGCCCGGCCTCATCATGATGGGACCGGCGACCGACGAGCAACGCAAGGGCATCGAGGCCGAACTCCGACGCAAGGCCGAGGGTCAGAACAACGCCGGTCGGTCGCTGGTGCTGGCGCTCCCGGCCGCGACCGCCGACAAGTGGAAGATCGAGCGGTGGGAGTCGGCGCAGAAGGAGGCGGGCTATCTCGCGGGCCAGAGCGAGGACACCGTGCTCCGCCGCATCGCGTCGGCGTTCGACATCCCGGTCGGGCTCATCACGCTCGAGGATCAGTCAGTCGCCAATGGCCGCGTGGCCGCACCGCATTGGCAGTTGATGTCCGTGATGCCGCGATGCCGCCGCGTCGAGGAGCGCCTGAACGAAGAGTTCGTGCCCAAGTTCTTCGAGGCCATGCGCGACGACACGCTGTTCGTGGCGTTTGATAACCCGGTCGTGGAGGACAAGGAAGTCTCCTCGCGCGTGGCGAACGCCGACTACGCGGGCGGGATCATCACGCTCAACGAGGCCCGCGATGAGATCGGCAAGCCGCCCGTGGAAGGCGGCGACGACTTCAAGCCCGAGCCGTCGTTCACGATGGGCGGATCCACGCCGCCCGACGATCAGGGCGAGGAGCCCAACGACACCACCCCGGCGCTCACAGAAGAGAAGGTCGTCACCATCGTCAAGATGATCGGCACCGACCTCCCGCCGTGCGAGTGCGAGCACGAGTGCACCGACCACGGCACCAAGGCCATCGGCGGCGCGCCGAGTAAGTCGGACGTTCAGAAGATCGCCGACGGCGTGCGGGCGTGGATCAACAGCGTACTGCCGTCGATCGTCGTGACGAACGACGGCTCGTTCACGGTCAACCTGTCGACGCCCGCCTCGAAGCAGGCGTTCGAGTCGGCCATCGGCGACGTGCTCGACAACATCTTCGCCCAGACGTACAACGCCCAGGTGCGCGAGGTCAACCGGCGAGGCGCGAACCTCGAACCGCTCGGCATCGACAACCCTCGCACGGCGGACTACTTCAACTCGCAGCGGTCGACGACGTTCTCGGGTGTGTCGCAGTCGGCGACGGACTCCATCATGCAATCGCTCCGCGAGGGCGTCGCCAACGGCGAGACGCCCGGCGATCTTCAGCAGCGGGTGAAGGACGCGGCCAGCGGCATCAGCGACTATCAGGCCGAGTTGATCGCCCGCACCGAGGCGGCCAACGCCCACGAGTTCGCCAAGGACGCTGCGTGGAAGGACTCGACCGTCATCGAGAAGAAAGAGTGGCTGCTCGCCAACGGGTCCTGCCCGGTGTGCAACGCCATCAAGAAGCACCAATCCGCCGTGCCGCTTGGACAGCCGTTCGTCACCGCCGGGACGGTGCTCGCGGTCGGCGGCAAGCCATACCTGGTCCGCAAGGACGTGTACTACCCGCCGCAGTCGCACCCCAACTGCCGGTGCGCGACGGGCGCGGTCTTCAAGGACTTCAAGCGATGAGTGGAGACAGGAGCGACCCATGACCTACGCGCTTGAAATCGCGCACCACCACAAACTCTCCGACGCCGAGAGCGTCGGCACAAAGCGGGCCGTCATCGACCGCATGGAAACGTCCGTCGAGCAGCGGATGGTGTCGGGGATCGTCTGCACCGACGCGATGGATATGGAGGGCGAGATCGTCCTTCCGTCCGGGCTCGACACGTCGTACTTCCCAGAGCGGGTGAAGGCGGTGTACCTGAACCACAACTACGACGCCCTGCCCGTCGCCAAGTGCCGCAAGATGGTGCTCAACGATCGCGGGCAGATGTTCTGCCAGACGGTCATCGCCCGTGGCGGGCTGGGCGACGACCTGCTGTCGCTGATGGAGGACGGCGTGGTGAACGGGCTGTCGATCGGGTTCATCGCCCAGCTCTCATCGCCGCCCAAGCCGGACGAGGACCGCTACAAGGGCGCAAAGTCAGTGGTGCGTTCGGCCCGGCTGCTGGAGTACTCCATCGTGTCGATGCCGTGCAACCCCGACGCCCTGATCGAGCGGGTGTCAAAGGGCATCATCCGCCGCTCGTCGGCTGTCGCTTTCGGCCTTGACGATTCGCCGGTGCGTAGAATGTACCCGGTGAGCGGCCCGGCGTCCGTCGAGCGCCGGATCATCGTTGTGGAGGATTAGATGCCTGACACCACCAAGCGGGCACGCCGCACGTTCGCCAAGGCCCGCAAGGACGCCGACCTGCGCAAGGCGTGGCGGTCGATCTTCGGTGACCGCCCTCCGTTCATCCGCGTCAAGGCGTGGAACGACACCACCATCATCGCGGGCAACTGCACCCGGATCGAGCGCGGGCACGAGGGAGAGCTTGTGGTGTTCGTTGACCAGGCCACGTCCGCGCTTACGTCCGTGGGCTAGGATTGCCGATAGAACCATTCACACGCGCCGCGACCGCAGGAAGCGATTGCTGACAAGCCCGGCGCGTGTTTGTAGTCGGAGCGTTCCACGAGCCCCAAGGCCGTCGCGCGACGCCGGTTCAGACCCGGTACTCGCCCAGTCGGACGCGGCGCGTTGATCCCATTCGGCGGTGTACGCACCTCCAGAACAGGGATCAACACTATGAACATCAAGCTGAAGACGCTGCTCAGCCTCGCCAAGAGCGAAGGCTACGCGGGCGTCGAGACCGACGCCGAGGCGATGAAAAAGCATCTCATCGAGCGCGGCGTCACGAAGATCACCATCGGCGGCCAGACCGCCGAGGTGAAGGCGCTGATCGTCACCCAGCCCGACGAGCGCACCGTGGTCGTGACCGAGGACGCTTCGAGTGGCACAGCGTCGACCGCGAGCATGGACCCCAAGGGCGAGGACGACGAAGAAGACGGCAAGTCCGCCTCCGACATCGACATCAAGATCAAGGCGGCCGTGGCCGATGCGGTCAAGGGCTTCAAGCCCAAGGGCGACGGCTACACGCTCCGCGAGGACGGCAGCGGCCTCAAGGTCCGCTCCGTGGCCGAGGCGGTCTACGAGAACGACATCAAGGCCGGTCGCGCGGCGTTCAAGTCCTTCGAGGCGATGCAGGCGTTCACCGACTTCATGCTGGTGAACCTCGGCAACAGCCCGCAGGCGGCGAACTCCAAGGGCGTGCTCGCGGCCAAGAAGCGCCTCGGGCAGGGCGGCATGTGGCAGAAGAAGGGCTACGCGACGTCGCCCGATTCCGCCGGTGGCGCGCTCATCATGGAGCAGTTCTACCCCGACATCATTAACAACGTGCTCCAGTACGGCGTCGCCCGCAAGCTGGCCCGCGTCATCCCGATGACGACCGACCGGCTCGTCCGGCCCGTCAAGACCGGCATCCACACGATGACGTACCCGGACGAGAACACCGCCGCGACGGCCTCGACCGGCGTGTCCTACTCCAAGGTCACCCTGACGCCGAAGACCGGCATTGTGCTCATTCAGATGAGCCGTCAGGTGATCGACGACGCCAACGGCTCGGGCATCGGCCTGATGGACGACACGATGCGGGAAGTCGCCCGCACGATCGCCTATCAGGAGGACCTGATGATGTTCCTCGGCGACGGCTCGGCGACCTATGCCAACGTCACCGGCATCAACCCGGCGTTCGCGGCCTTGACCATCGGCTCGGCCGCTGGTGCGACGGTCGGCGCTTCGAGCCAGACCGGCCACACGCTCGCCAACGTGCAGGCGGCGGCCGCCAAGCTCCCGCAGTTCGCCCGTGCCAACGCGGTCTGGACCGCAGCGCCCGAGGCGATCGACAACATCCTCTGGCGTCTCTCGCTGGCCTCCGGCGGCGTCCGCACGGACGAGTTCACCGGATTCGGCGAGGTCCTGTACTTCAAGGGCCGCCCGGTCATCCCCAACAACGTGATGAACTCGACCGACGCGGCGGCGGCCAACACCATCGACCTGCTCTACGGTGACTTCTCCCGCGGTGTCGACCTCGGCGACCGTATGTCGCTGGAGATCGACGTGTCCGACCAGGCCTACTGGACCTCCTACGGCATCGGCGTGCGCGGCGTGATCCGGCACGACATCAACGTGCACGACATCGGCAGCACCTCGCGCGTTGGCCCGATCGTCTGCCTGTACCAGTCCTAAACCGCTCACCAGGAGAAACCACCATGAGCGTTCAGAACACCGACCTTCGATTCGCCAAGCCCATCGCCATCGACAAGCGCGCGACGGGCACCGTCTCCGGCTTCGTGGACTGCGGCATCGGCGGCGTCAACGCGGCCCGCGCGTTGATCATCCTCGACAAGCAGGCGTTCAGCGGCAAGAGCGGCAAGTCCGTCCTCCGCGTCCGCCACGCGACGGCCTCTGGCATGACCTACGCCTCGGCTACCGCGTTCTCGACCGCGCTGATCCAGTCGACCTCTACCACATCGGCCGCTACGGCGCTGGCGTTCAACATCGAACGCGGCGGCGGCACCGGCCGGTTCCTGCGGTTCCTGCTTTCGAACGCCACGGCGTCCGCCTACACCGGCGTCCACGCCCTGCTGTCCGAGAACTCCAAGGTCCCGCCCTCCACTACCGGGTTCACCTCCGTCACTCACTCGCCGAACAACCCGTAACGTGCTCGGCTGCGTTCGTTCCATCCTTCGCCACGAGGCGGCGCGGAAACGCGTCGACCTCGTGTTTCAGGGCCAGATAGACGAGTGCGTCACGTCGATCAATGTCGAGGCGACGCTCCCGGCGTGGAACCCGCCACGCATCGACTACACGGGTCTTCAGAGGCTCGATGAAGCGCCGGTCGAGGAGTACCGGACGCTCGGTGAGATCCAGGGAACGCTGTACGCCGCTTCGCTGCACATCAATCCCAAATGGCAGATGTACATAAAACACTGCGATACGGAGCGGGCGCACGGTCTGGCGGACGTGTGCTACGCCCTGCGTCACATCCCGGAGAACGGTATCAAGCGGGGCGACGTGTTCTACACATCGCCGACGAACGCGAGCCTTCTGTACGAGGCCGATGCCGCACGTCCGGCTACCACGTCCGAGCACGAGGCGTTCTGCGCCGAAGAGAAAGCGCCCAACGCCCGCGACCGCTCAACCCGCTGTCCGTCGTCTTTGCGCCCGACCTTGGCGCGATTGTCTTTTGCATTGAGGTGCTCCCGTGGCAATGGTGATCGCAACGGCGGCGAACGTGAAGGAATGGCTCGGGATTTCCGGGTCGACGTACGACACCGCCATTGACAACTTCGGGACGAGGGCCGAGGCGCGGATTGCCAAGATGTGCAACCGACCGGACGGCTTCGCCACGGGCACCAAGACCGAGTATTTCGACGGCGAGAGCGCCGATCGCGTGGTGCTGACCTACACGCCGGTCACGGCGATCACGTCCGTTCAACTGCTCTCGCAGGGATCGGTCGTCGAGACCATAGCGTCGACGTACTACTCGTACAGCTCGACGGACGGCGTGCTGGCGCTGGAGACGTCTTACATCGCCCGCTACTTCGGCGGCGCGTACCTGTACGGAAACGACCGGGGCACGGCGGACGGCTCGCGCCGGTCGATGCCGAACCTGTCGAGCGGCTACCGGAACGTGAAGGTGGTGTACACCGGCGGGTACACGACGTACCCGGAGGACCTGAAGCAGGCGGTGATCGAGTACACGGCGTTCATGTTCAGGGCGCGGTCGCTGAACCCGGCGCTGACAAGCCACACGCTCGGCCAGCACACATGGACGATGAACGCTGAAGGTATGCGTGTGTTCGAGGACTACCTAACCGAGACGTTCCTCCGCGACTACATCCGAAAGGCGGTGTCGCTTTGAGCACCGTTCTCTGGTTCGCGGCCGTCGCGTTCGCCGTCGCGTGGCTTGCCACGGACGACGTGCGGTACTCGTTCTGCGGTGTGGTGCTGGCGTCGGCGGTGTTCGAGGTCGTTCGTCGGACGCGCGGCGGCCTCCGCGCGATGCGTGAACTCAAGGCGCTGGCGGCCAAGATCGAGAAGGAGAACGCCGAGGGATGACGTACCTGCTGGACATGCTGAACCTGACCTGCACGATCGAGCGCTCGGCGTTCACGCAGGACTCGACCTACGGGTCGGTCGCGCGCGGGTACGCCAGCAACCAGACCGGCGTGATCTGCACGATCCAGGCGGCTAGCGACACCGAGGCGATGGAGTACCAGCGGCGGCTTGGGTCGGTGGTCTACCGGGCGTATTTCCTGCCCGGCGTTGACGTGCGGATCGACGACCGCCTGACGACGTTCTCGGGCGGCGCGGTGAACATCTCCGGCCGGACGATGCGCGTGATATCGCCCGCGAACGACGTAGGCGGATGGGGCGACTATACGACGTGCCTGGCGGTGTTTGATACGGGAGACGGTCAATCGTGAGCGTAGCGACGGTGACATGGAAGGCGGACGAGTTCGTCGCCGACGTGCGCGAGGCGGTGGCCGTCGGGCTGACAGCCGGGGCCGAGGTCATCGCCGACGAGATGCGGCGGAACATGGGCAGTGAGGGCGGCGGAGTGGTAGGTAAAACGCCGACCGGTCGGAACATCTACAAGGCGTCGCCTCCGGGCGCCTTCCCCGGCATCCGCACAGGTAACCTGCGCCGGTCGATCATGCACGTCGGCGCGACCGCCTCAAATCTCATTTCGTCGGCCGGATCGGCTGCAGGCAAGCAGGACCGCTACGGCCTCTGGCTCGAATACGGCACGCGGAAAATGGCACCGCGCCCGTGGATCTTGCGTTCGTTCAACCGTGCCAAGGACCGCGCGTTCGAGATGATGGCGAACGCGTCTCGGGCGGAGTTCCAGCGGATAACCGACCGGAGGGCCGACGCGTGAGCACTCCCGCACTATGGCAGGCGGTCTACGCGCGGTACCTTTCCGACACGACGGTCGGGGCCGGGCTCAATCAGAACGTAAGCCCCAAGGTTCTGCTCCGCGGCATGTACCTCGAACAGGCACCGGATAACGCGGAATACCCGTACGTTGTGTTCACCGTGCAGGACGACGCGCAGGAGGACTCGCTCGGCAAGGCCCGATCTGTGGTCTACCCGGTCTTCAATATCTACGTGAACAAGGACAACAACCTTGCGAGCATGGCCGCGATCATCGCTCGGCTGGCGTACGTGTATCACAAATGGATTCCGACGCTCTCGGGATACGAGTTCGAGACTATGCAACGTCGCGGCGGTCGCATGATCCCGACCGACGACGACTCATGGCATTTCGCCGATGAATACGTCGTAGGGATCACCACCACACCCGCATAAGGGAGTTTCGCAATGGCAAAGTATTCGGGCATCTCGGGCGACGTGACCATCACCGGCGGGTCTGGCACCTGGGCGGCGGGCATCGTCACCGGCAATATCCGGCGTTGGGAGGCGACGCTCACCCGCAACCTCGTCGACTCCACGAGCAAGACGGACGCGGGTAACTCGTCCGACGTGTACGGCGTCACGACGGGTGAGGGCACGATCACGATGGCGTCCGACGACACCACGGTTCTCGCGTTGACGGCGGGCACGGACCCGACGGTAACGCTCACGCTCAAGGGCTCGCGCAACATCAGCGGCGCGGCCAAGATCATGTCGCTCGCGCACACCGGGCAGTCGTTCTCCGCGCCCGGCGAGTTGGCAGAGGTCACCTTCCGGTTCCGGTTCCAGGGCGCTATTACGCAGGCGTAACCAATGGCATCAGGCCGCAAAATCGGCGAGGGCCGCGTAGACCTGACCGCCAACGCCGAGCCCTTGAAGCAAGGGCTGAGTGAGGCTAAGGACGCCACGCAGTCGTGGGCAAACTCGGTCACCGGACTTGCCAAGGGCGTCGCTGCCGCGATTGGCACGGCGTACGCGGCGTTCCGGGTGGGAAATGAGATAGCTCAGGTCGTCGCCAACATGCGCGACCTGCACATATTGACGCAGGACATGCGGCGGAACATCGGAGAGCCGTCCGCCGCGTTCTTCTCTGAAACCCAGTCGGCGAAGCTCACCCAGCGTATCGAACTACTCAAGGCCCAGTTCGGCGAGATCGGCAACGCGGCCGGTGCGGGCGCGAAGATCACGCAGGAGCAGTTCAACGCGGCGGTGAAATCGCTTGGCGAAAAGCAACGCGCGGAGATCGACGCGACCATCGCCAAGATGGACAGCGTGATGATCGCGCGCGACGACATGATGACCGACGACCCGGAGGACCTTTTCAGGATCGCCGGGTTCCGTAAGTATTCCGAGGTACTGCGCGAGGTGCAGGCCGGGATCGACCAGATCAACAAGAGCTATCAAGACCAGGTGAACATTCTGATCGAGAAGAAGGCGATTGAGGATGCGAGCATCGCCAACGCCCAGACGATGGCCCTGCTCTCGCGACAGGAGTCGCAGCGCGCCGGGTTCTCGCTCGGTGACACCGTGCTCGCCGAGTCGGTCGTCAACCGCGAGCTTGGCCGCATCTGGGCACCGCCCGCCGGAGGTCGCTACTAAATGCCGATCCGCAAAGAGACCATCAAGCGGGAGCAGTCGACCGCCGGAATCGTCCGGTCGGTGAAGAAGTCCTACATCATCGAGGTGCCGGTCAACGGCGACCCGCTCGGCCCTACGTCCGGCCTGCCGCAGTACGGCGCGACGCTCTCGACGCTCTCCAACGGATACCAGTCGTTCAGCAACCCGCCGCTGCGTTGCACGCGGATCGACTCGCTCAAGTTCATCACCCGCGACACGGCGACCGACGT